CAGGAAGTGCAGACCAGCGGTAGCCAATAGTCTGAAGAGAAGGCGGCTCTCTTTAACTGCTGTATTATCATTCCTGAACATGCTTAGAGCTTGGGCGCAATCAACGCTATCAGGCAAAGACGCATTCGTTCCTCAAGAGGAGGCAGAGAGAAGGGCTGGCATTTGCGCTAATTGCCCGTTTAACACGACTCTACAGTTCTCCTGCGGTGCTTGCATGGGGGCGGTCTTGACGCTGATACACGGCATCCTCGGCAAAAGAAAGACCGAGTTAGACAATAATCTTGGAGCTTGCTTGATCTGTAGCTGTTCGCTTAAAGCTGCGGTGCATGTTCCAGTTGATGTGCAGCGAGAAGGATTGAGCGAGGAACTGAGGAACGACTTTGACGAAATCAAATACTGCTGGAAAAGAGTTGAGAAATGAATTTTCTACATGAGCGTGATCTTGGGGATATTATTGTTAGCCTAGCCTCGGTGCAGGCAGCGGGAGGAGGGAACTATTACATCCAGAACAATCCAACAGCTATCAAGATGCTCAAGCCTCTGATAGAAGTGCAACCATATATTGATAAGTGTAGCACTAGGAATCTGAGTAAGATTGATAAATCATTTGTTGATTTCAGAAAGAATGGACATCCTTATGGAGTTACGCTTGCTGAGTTACACGCCAGATGGATTGACCAGCCAACAGACCTATCTAAACCTTGGCTATTTGTTCCAAAAGATAATAAGTTTAGTGGAAAGATTATTGTTAACAAGACTGCCAGATATAACAATTCGCTATTTCCTTGGGTAGAACTCGTCAAATTGCTCGGCGACAAAATGCTGTTTGTTGGACATGATGCTGAATACGCATCATTCTGTAAGAGATTTGGGAATGTTTGCAGGTTAATCGTTAGTGATTACCTGCAACTCGCTATTGCTATTAATAGCTCTGAATGCTTTATAGGAAATCAAAGTTCAGCAAATTGCGTTGCAGAGGGGTTAAAGCATAGGAGCATTCAGGAAGTTTGCTTGCGGATACCAGATTGTATCTATAAACGAGACAATGCTACATTATGCTGTGATGGCTTAATAAATACAGATGTTGCAAATATTAGTATTAATGTTGGAACTTCCTATAAACGCGCAATAGATAAGACTCAGACGCCAAGCGGCGGGTGGCAGATTACGATTAATGGAAAAACATTAAAAAGCTATTCAATAGATGCTCTTGCAATACAAGCTCAATCATTAGGAGTTAATAAGAAAAAGTCCGAGATTGAGGATATGATTGTTGATGAAACATCTCCCCGTATCGCAATTGATCCTATATCTGAAAGAACAATGTTTGATATAGAAAGAGTCAGGCTGCTCATTGGGTGAGCATGTTTTGATTTATGCGTTTATTTTCTTAATAACTTGCAGCCATGAATAAGGCTTAAAGTTATCATATTCAAAAACAGTCTCCCATTTTCCAGTGAATTTTAACACTCTTTCATTAAAGTTTAATAATGAGAAATCTTGCTCCTTGTGAGCGTCATTAGTTCCCTGTCCTGTTGCTGCACAATGCGCTAAAAAAATCTGTTGATTGGGGCAGTTTGTAACAATAAGACCATTAGGTTTTAATATCCTGCGCCATTCTTTTATTATATCAATTAGTTCATTATATGTGAAGTCCTCTAATACATGGCTGCTATAAATATAATCCAAGGCATTATCACATATAAAATTAAAAGCTCTACAGTCGCCTCGCAGTTGTTGGGCGTCGCCACCTACATTAGTGTATGGTTTTGGCATATCAAATGCCCATGCTGATTCAGTTATTTTTTGACCTCCATAGCCGACATCCATTCCAATTCCCACGCAATATTTTTCTAGTAAATGTTTGCTCCTTGATGTTTCTGATTCGTAATTCATAATTTTAAAATATATAATAATTTTCTTTCGTTTTTCCAGCAACCCATCCATGAAATCCAAATGATAAATTAGGACCACATGTATTTTCTTCAATATAATGTTCCCATCCGAATTCAGGTGCAACATTAATATCGGCATAATTAATTCCTAATCCGCAAAATTTGTCATACATTATTTGACATAAAAATACATCTCCAGCTTCTCCATTCCATGAATCTTTATGCGATTTAGCAACTTCTAAAAATCTTTTTGATTGCAATGAAAATCCAGTATTGCCAACACGATTGTTTACATTGTAATAGTTAGGCCAAGGCGATCCAATCATATCATATTTTAGCCAAGAATCTTTCCATAAATTGGGATTCAAAATAAATCCATCATGTGTGCATATTAGCGCATGTGATGTTTTTACATATTCATAAAACATTCCCAACTCCCACTGCATAGCCTGCTTGTAATCGCAATCATCTTGTATAAACACAGCATCACCAAAATCACCTAAAGAGCAAAGGTATTCAAATAATCGTTTAGATTCAGAGTGTCGTGATTTAACTCCATCAAATACAATTAATGTAACATTTTTATTCATTCTAAATAAATTAATTTCGTTTCGTGTAAATATCAAATTTACCAAATAGTGTTTTCCAAGACTTACCTGTTGATTTATTATTAGGATTCAGCGCCTTTGTAGCGGTTGTGCTATCTAGGTTCAATCTTTCTCTTGCAAGAGCTAGAAGCCCCATCCCTGCGTCTGCAATGTCAGGAGAGATACCGAACCGCTGCTTCATCTCAGACTTAGGCAGAACCTTGATGCGTAATGCAAGATTCTTTTCTCCGTTCGGATCAAGTTTCCGCATACACATCTCTCGCATCAGATCGTCGCCAATTCCTTTGACCTGACCAGTCCGCATATATTCCTTCGCGGAATACCAAATCTCAGAGACAGAGTTCACATACCTATCGTGAGACGGAGTTGGATCGTAGGCTGATACTGGTTTATCAGATGCCCTTCCACCGAACTGCAATCCGTAAACATCCTTCGACCAAGCTACCGAGATGAAGTCACCCAGAGGTCCACCAGCACCAGACTTGTCGTAGCCTGCATTTCTAGGCTGGACTCCTCTAGCCAAGCATTCATTACGGAACCATTGCACAACCTGCTGCGATCTCGTCATAGACTGATCGGTGACATCTTCTTGGAAGATCAGATACTCGTCATACTCCAGCCCCTTGTATCCATGTGGTTCTGCTAGCTTCCCTACAGTCCCGAAGTAGAGAACCGTTCTATCGCCACCATTCGTGAATGATGGATCGAGGAACGCAACCTTAACCTTATCGTTATCCAGCCATACAGCCTTATCAGTTGCCTTAGAATTTAGTATCTCTATTTCTGAGTAAATCTGATCGGTAATGCCTGCCGGACACCAGAATCCGCGATACATCCGCCAGAACGATGCTGTATTCCTAGCCTCCTCTGGAATCTTCTCAAAGTCTGCCGGACCCTCCATCCAAGAATAAATCTTCTTCTTGGCAATCATGTTCGGGTTCTTGACACCATCGAAGTGCAAGCAGACTCCGCGAACCGTATCCCACTGATCGTCTTCAACAGTAATGGACTCCCAGCCATCCTTAGGCTTGGCGAACTTGCCGAATGCGTCCACATACGAGGCAGGGTTAGAGATGCCAATGAACTGGAAGCGTTCGCAACCTTTGGACAAGTTAAAGAACGCAACCTCGGTGATAGCCTCGGATAGCTCTGAAAGCTCGTCAGCAACGAAGATAACATTCTTGTTGTGGATACCCTGCATCTTGCCTGTAGCGTCACGCTCCTTCTTCTTCTCGCCGGGAATAAGAACGATGCCTGATAGGTCAGATCGCTTGCCGTCTTTCGCTACAAAGCTGATCTTGTTCTCTGAATCCACCAGCTTGCCGGGTAGTCCTAGCTGCTCGCAGACCCCCCAGTATTTCGTGATCTTACCCCAGATACGCTGCTTGGATGCCTTGATCGTTGTGGAGGTAGCTAGGACCGTTGTATTCTCAGGATCGGCTAGGTAATTCACAATAGCCCAGATTGCGTAAGCCTCGGACTTACCGCAGCCACCAGAGCCAGCGATAGCTAGGTATTCGTGATCGCAGGCTGCTCGGATCATTCGTTCTGCCCAAGGATGCCAGATGAAATTAACTGCTGATTTGCTATCCTTCTCAGGCCAAAGAGCAATAGCAATTCGCTTGAAGTGATGGAATATATCGTATCCGCCAGTATCTTTTGGAATCCTGCCCTTAATCTTTTCACGGAACATCGCAAGCTCGATAGCTATTTGATGTGTGCCTTTTTTCCAGTTGAACCCGTATAAATGAAGATAACCCTCGATTGGATCACCGTAAATTGGTGCTGAAGTCATTCCTGTTTATTTTACAAAAATATAAAACTCTTTCAATTATTTCTTGCAAATAAGTCATC